AGGTATTTAATAAAATTCGACATTTCATCCCCTCCTATACGAAATATAGATAAAATTAAGTTCTGAAAATCTTTTGCCACCATCTTTTTGGCTTCCATGCTGAATGACTTGTACAAGACGCGCATGGTTCTTTCTTTCGTTTCCGAAATCGGCATTCCCAACAGTAAAATATCATCGTTTACCTCCAATTCATAAAGCTAAGTTGTGAATTTGATTTTTGCTCTACCGTGATAATCGTATCGTTATGGCTTGCCCCGTGTGAAACCAAAAGCAATTCAACTAATTCAAACCCTCTCTTTTTCCCAACGCCGACGCTGTTCCAACCAAAACATAATGCTTTCCCTGACGGCTTCAATATTCTTGCAATTTCATCCATGTGTTTCCTTCGCCAGCTTCGTTGTGTCATTTCTTGCGTAACTTGGATTCCAACGTTTTTATAACATTCAGACACTTGACGCAAGGAATAAGGCGGGTCATAAAGAACGCCATCGATAGAATCATCATCAAACATCTTTAAAAAATCCAAAGCATCCATATGGTAGTCCGTATCGTATTCTGGATTCAGATCATTGGTTATAGTAGCCACCTTACTTTGATTAGCAAAAGGATCAATCCAAACTTCTCCGTCCAAAACGTATTTATGTAACAGTTCTCTTATAGGCTTAATGCTGAATGTATTGCTGTTCGGCATAGCCCATTCACGCCTTATAACTGTTTCTGCTTTCATGCTTAACTCCAACTAATTCCCCATTAACCAACGGGGATCCAACTCTTTCCATTTGTCGAATATCAGCTTCGACCTGTCCCAATTCGGGTACTTCAATTTCAGATAGTCTTCTATGGCTTGCTCTAACGATGTTCTGTACTTGCCCGTGCCGTTGTCAAATTCATTGTGACAGGCGTGGCAAAGAGTAACGATGTTTTGTTCAATCCCCATGCCTCCGTGCGATCTGGCGATAAAGTGGGCGTTCGGGCTTCCTCTTTTTCCGCAGATGATGCAGCAGCCTCCGTCGCGTTCGCCGACCACCGCCTTAACCTTTCGGGATATGTCGGTTGCTTTTGTCTGTTTGTGCTTCATTTCGGCAACACTCCTTTCTCTAAGCATTCGCAGAGGTATTTCAGCCGTTCAAGATACTTTGATATGAATTCTTCGTCGTACTCGATGGGGTGGTGGGTTATCCTCGATAAGTCAATCTCGTTGAAGTAGTTCAGATAGTCGTCCTCTGTGAGCCTGTATGCGACGATTTCGGCGGGCTTTTTGGCGGCATACATCTGAACTATCACTTGCTCCTTGTACCGCTTTAAAACCTTAAATTCCGGCTCCTTATGGGTTTTGACTTCGTGGATAATGTCCGTCTCTCCGTCGATGTTCACCCGGAGCCGTAATTCGGGAATGAGAATCTGGCGGTCTTTTGCGACTCCGGGAATAGTGTCAAGTATTTTATGCTCGTAATGGGTTCCGGCTTTCATGGCTTTGGTATTGATGGTGTTTTTATGAAGTCCTAATTTTTCAAGCCACCATTTCTTGAAAGTGTCGGTTTTCCAGTTTCCCATCACCATATGGGTATCGCTGGCACCGATCCACCCTGAACGGTCATGGTCTTGTATCATATCTCTCTCAACTTCTTTTCAAATTCGTTGATTCGCTTGAACATCCGGATATACTCACGCATTTCGTCAGCGTCTTTCAGCCCGGCCTTCATTGCGATTTCATCAGCCGATAGTCCGTTGTCCATTTTGACCGTTATGAGCCGTTCGATTCTTTCCTTGATCGCTGCCAGAGAATGATTGTAGATGTCGTCCCACTTGTCGGCCTTCTCGACTTCCTGTTCTTCTTTCAACCACAAATTAAAGCCGAGCCCTGTATGTATTGCTATGCACTTTACGAATAATCTTGTTTGGCAGTTCCATATTCTTTGCTGTGAGATTGAGTTGTCCTTTACGGGATTTGCGCCGTTCATCAACGGCCCCCTGAATGTCCACTCGTTATCGTCTACTACTACTTTTACGCCTACCTCATAGCACCTATTGGTTACGCCGTTCTTGTCTGTGAAAACCTGGTCTGTCATAAATAGGCTTGAACCCTTTTCATTCACAAGCGGCTCAAAGTAGACTTTTTCTGCGCCGTGTTCATGCAACAAGTCTATACACCTTGCCCAGTTAAGGTAATCCAGTCCGTCTCTCTGCTCGATGTGTTTTGATATGTCGACTTTTATCAGTTCTTCGTAAGGTTTTAACGCCATTTTTTTACTCCTCCGTTTCAACTAAACTTGTGAATTCGCTTGCCACGTCACTTAACTCAAACCCGTATTCCTCGGTCAGAAACCGGAGCGGCTCCCGGAACGTGTCTTTTATCAGATTCTTGCAGCCGTCGCACAGGGATTCGAGATATTCCGACGGTTCGCCGCACTTGGTACAGATTGAAACCCGTTCTTTCTCGTCAGATTCGCAGTACGGGCAAACCTCTATGTAATCGCCTTTTTCATCGTATCGCTTGGCTGGCTGGTCAAATATTCTTTGGCATTCTTCATTTAAGCATTTCCACATAGCACCCTCCCTTACCTGATACAGAAGAACCGAACGCCGTCAAAGTCTGCAAACAGCCTTTCCGTGTAAGGATAACCACTGCAACCAAACGATTCTGATTCGTGATTTGGGAAAGTGGACAAAAAATCGCCTTCCATTAAATGGATTCCGTCGGCACTCTCGATGCTGATTAACCCTGTTTCATTGTATAACGGCAAGAATCTCTTTCTGATGGAAATAAACTCTTTTAAAAGTTCTTCTGGTATGGTATTCTGTTCTTGAATATTTTCCTGTGCGCCGCGATCTGCAACGTCCGGCGCTTTTTCATTGGTTGTCATATGTGTTCCTCCTATCTCGCCGCTTTCGCCACGGCGTTGTTAATAATTTTGGGGTATGAGTAGTAATCAATTACCTTTTCGATCAGTCTGACATGGTTTATGTGGTCTTGCTCGGCTCTGTAGTCGTTGTAGGCTTTGCATCTTGTATGTACTGTGCCGGAGTTCGGGCAGTTAAGGCATGGAGATTTCATAATTAGCCCCTCCTTATCCAGTTTCCGTCAATCGTTCTCATAGAGCATTCCGTCAATCCCCTCTTAGTTACTGGCTGTGCGGTTAATCCTTCACAATTAACGAATATTGTTACTGACGTGCAATTGCCATAAAGTTTTTTAATTAATGCGTGGATTTCGTCTAGCTTTTCATCTTCTTCGTATGCCATTATTGAATCCTCCCTTTCCTGTATTCCTCTGCGCTCTGCTTGTCCAGCGCCTTTTGTATCTTTGTGGCCTGTTCCTCTTCTCGCTGTTCTGCCTCTGATTTGTGAAATACTCTTTCGTGCTGGTCGTAGTATTCGAGTTTTTCAAGACGGCTCATAGTGCTACCTCCTTACTTAATAATCATTATGCTCTCAAATCTTTTCCGTCGATTTCGTTTCCCATGCTAGTCCAACCTTCTCTTCGCTCTCTTGCGAATAGTTCCAGTTTTACGGCATTTGGAAACATTTCTTCCAACATTTCATAGGCACAAACAGGTTTTTTGCTATGCTTCGTAGACCTTTCCGAAAAGACGGTTGTAAACTTGCCTTTGGTTTCATTGCTTGGCATGAGCATTTTCCCTTTGCGGTAAAACCACAATAGATACTCATGGCTAAACCTTACCGTAAACGCCGGACACACTCCATTTTCTTTATTCCATATCATTCTTGCATGGAGCGTATAACCTAAATCGGCCATCATCTTTTCCGCTTCATGCAGATATTTATCAACCGTCCACATGAATACGTTATGGATTTCTTCTGCATCATTAAATATCCGTTTGTGTATTTCTTTTATTTCCTCAAGAGGAAGAGTCTCGTAATCAAGTTTTTTCCCTTGGTTCGGTCTGCACTTCCGCACGTTGCCTTTAGTCTGTTGCCACGGCGGATCGGTCAGTATCAAATTATATTTTTTCATTTCAATTACCTCACTTAGTAGAAAATAGTTCGTGACTCTACACCCCCAAACGCCCGCTCTTTAAAGTCGCGTCAAGGTGGATCATCACCGCCGTTACAAGGGTTATGCTGACGATTGCCAGTATGGTTAGACCCGCTCGCTTTTCTGCCCTGTATCGCTTAATTCGGGCCTCTGTCGCCCTGAGTGACATGTCTCTCATGTTTCTCCTTTCTCCGCTATGCGGTTACGCCACGAATTTAATCGTGTACTCTCTGATAATTGCCGCATAAATTTCTCTGAGTTTCGGATCCGCCTCGATCACGTCCAGCTTATTTGCTTTTTCAACTGCCGTTTTCGATGCGCCTTGTGTCAGCATTCTGGCCCTCATATTCATGAGCCGCCTTTCAAGATCCACGTGTGCCCTGGATTCCAGAAGCCCATAGGACTCGTGCCGGAGTTCCTGAAATCTTTTTTGGCCCACAGCCTGAACTACTTTGTTGAACATGCGGTTCACGTCTTCGCGCCAGTTATCGGGTTGGGTGATGATGGTGTCCTTAATTGTAGTTACGGTATCGGCCAGATGCTTGACCTCGGCTTTCTGTCTTGCCATGTCGTCGATCATCATGCGAACGGCTTGAAGTTCGGGGGAGAGCGCCGAATAATCGACTGCCGCACGGCTTTTCAGTTCCTTGATCTTGATTATCAATTTTCTCCGCGCCACTGCATCGTATCTAGCCGCTAATTGAAGCGCACCTTCTTCGGTCATTTCGTAACAAGGAAGAGGCTTGTTCTGCTGGCTGGTGTATGAGGACAAAGCAAAAATGCTTTCTCCCTCCAGCCCTGCATTTTCCAGCTTTTGAATCTCGTCTCTAATATCTCTCATTACATCAAAGTGGTTTTTCTCAAAGTGTTCTGCGATCATCCGGCTGTCAAGTTTTACTTCGCCGTTTTCGATTCTAATTAAATCGTTCATGTGTTCTCCTTTCTGTCGAATTTTTTACTTTGATATAGAAATGTGTCTGTGATATGCTCCCATTGAAGGGAGGTTGACGGTATGGATAAAAATGAAATTGCTTTAAAAATTGTGCTTGCGATGATTGAAAAAGGAATTTTTACATCTCAGGGAAACAATTCAAATACTGATTATGGAAAAGCTGCCGGTGAATTGTTTAATGCCGTAAAATCGACTATTTCATATTAAGCTTTTCAATCATGTCAACGAGTACCGACACGGCCTTTATTGCCGAGTCAACCTGTAAAGGCTGATCCTGTGCTGTAAGAATGTCCAGATTCTTTTCGAGTGCAGCTTCAGCCTTTTCCATTAACTTCTGCTTGTCCATGGTTTTCCTCCTTTCCGGCTTATTCGCCTGATTTTCGTTTACGAAATTATAAATTCATGTACTTGCATTTTTCTGCTGTGTCCGTTACCCCAAGGACTTCAAAGATTTTTTCAAATTCGCCAAGCTCGAAGTCCGCGCCCCTTGTATGGTTAATTTTGTTGGAGATTGAGGCCTCGGACAAGTTGAGTTTGTCCCCCAGTTGCTTGTATGTAATGCCCTCGTCTCTAAGCCGGACCTTGAGGTATGTGTATTTTTCCATTCGCAAATTTCTCCTTTCGTTATTTTTTATATTTTCGTTTACGCAATTATTCTACAATCACTGGACAAAGTTGTCAATACTATTTGAAAATATTTCGGTAAGTTTCATAAAAATTATTGCGAAAACGAAAAAAGTATGATAATTTAAAGGAAATTTATTAGAAGGAGAATGAACAAGTGAAAGGTTTTGGTGAAAGATTTAAAGAAGTAAGGATCGATCTTGGGCTGAATAAAAAAGAATTTGCGAAGATGGTTGAAATGGCTCCGTCAAGCGTAACAAGATACGAAAACGGAGAAATGGACATTACGGTTAACGCAGTCAAAAAGATTGCCGAGAAACTAGGCATCAGCGCCGCATGGTTGCTAGGTCTGGACGACAACAAGTACGGCGACGGAGTGCCATTTAAAAAAATCCCGATAATCAATCAAATTAGAACAATGCCGCATATGAGTTTTGAAAATTTTGACGGATTCGAAATCGTTAAGGCCGGACGCGGAGTTGATTTTTGCGTCAAGATTAACGACGACAGTATGATAAGAGCCGGATTGAAAAGCGGAGACACGATTTTTGCAAGACGAACGAGTGAAGTCGAGAACGGAGACATTGTTTGTTGCGTCGACGAAAACAGCGTTATTGTAAGAAGATATTTTAAACACGGCAAGCATGTTGTTTTAATCGAAGAGGGCAATAAAATTAAAGAGAGAGAAATCGATGAAGCAACTATTATTGGAAAGGTTGTTTTCGTGTTGCCGGGTGGACAGCCTATATAGGATAGTCAAATAAGCCCCTTTTTAGCCCCGTACAGCGAGGAAAACCCAAAAGTGGTATAAAGTATCGACAAACAAGAACGCGCGTTCTAATCGGCGATTTTAGACTTGCAAATTATGCACGTTCCAAATTATGTAATTTAACTTGCTGGTAACTTGCCAGAAATGAAATATTAAAACACACTTTACAAATTTGCCGTAAAAATGAAAATAAGCCGCTAGAGAATACACCCTGGCGGCTTTCAACTGATGTTCATTTCAATTTCCTGTTGATCTCTCTGATCGCTTCCTTGATGTCGGGCAACTCCTTTGAAAGAGTCTCTATCAAGGTATAGAGTTTGTTTTCTCGTGTTATTGAAGTTCTCACTACGTAGAACACCAAAACAAAAAACGCTATTACAATCAATCCGAACAGGCCGAAATTGGCGTATACATTACTTGTTACTTCCGTCGGCATTTTGCTTTACCTCCTGTTTGGTAAAATAGTAGGTTATGACCGAACCGGCAAACCCACAGTAAGCCTCTGACGGAACTGTACCGGCGATAAACCCATATGTAACGCCCCCGATTATGGTAAGCGTGATGATTGACTTAACCTTTAATAAGGCCGCTAAATTCTGTAGCATTTTATTTCTCCTTTCGGTAATCTCTTATTTGAAATGTTTTATGCCCGAACTTGTCCTCGTAATTATCAAAGTGCATGAATGTGGGATAGTAATTCACGCCTCCGATTTTCCCATGTCGCTGACAGATTACTTTCCATGCGATAGTCAAATTCTCGTAGTCCGTAACGGCGATATCTGCGGCACGTCCGTCCAGGTGAATTGAGCTTGGATCGCCGCCGATTTTCCTGTTGAACGATTTCGTCCTGTACCATGAGTTGACATTCATCGGCTTGCCGTAGTAATCCCTTAATTCCTGCATCATTTGTGCGAATTCAACTACTTCGGGAGTTAAAACCAGTTTGACATCTTCATCCGCAAGGGAATTCATCATTTCCTTGAGAGAGAAGTTTTTCACGATTCTTCCGTCTATCATGTCTACCTCCACTGTATGGCGTAGCCCTGCGATTGAGCCGTGTTTATCTTGATGTCAGGAGAGTTGATCGCCGCTATATGCCCTCCATCAAGCAACACCGCCATTTCAAACTTCATCTTGTCTTTGCAGAATGAATTGATTTCAGTTCCGGTCATGCTCTTTATGTACACCCCGTATATCCAGCCGTTTTTAATTCCAAGCACGGTGTGGTTGGTTCTACGCCATACGTCGGAATAGTTGTATGACTTTCCATTGACTGTAAATGCAGAAAACCCTTCTAGCTTGGGGTTGTAATTACCGAGAAGCCCCGCACCGCCTACCGCCCATTTGACATTTTTTCTGTCGGGGATTTCCGTGTCATACATCGCCCGGCAGATTCCGATTGTCCCGTCGTACTTCCCGTAAATGACCGACTCTTTAAATCCAAGCCACGCATGAGACGAGGAACCGCAGATTGTCTTTCCGTCATTGACCATAATAGAGCAAGGATCTTTCCCTGCCGGATAGGTGAAACTTCCTGAAAGGGTATAGGCATAACCCGATATGTCGCCGCCAGGATCGAATAAGAGGATGTCCTTCCCGACTATAGTTGGCTGGCCGTACATCTCCACGCATAAGGGAAAAATTTCAGGACAGAGTTTTTGTGCCATTTCCGTTAAGGTCTGATTTCCTATCCAGCCGTTTTCCAATGCGCCGATGGCACGCTGTAGTCCTATGTTTCTTCTCTTCTCTTCATTGGTTTCCCACGCTATGTCTTTCATCTCCGCCTCCAATCTAAAAGGGGCATTTCTGCCCCTTTAATAATACGGATTATTTTTGTCTTTCAGGTTTGGCACTAAAGCCTTCATCAAGACGTATTTTTTATATCGGTCAAGGCTGGTCGAGTCAAGATACTCCATGGCCTCTGCTTTGCTGACATTGGAGCTGCCGTTTGTGTTGGCTTTTTCAATGGCAGTCAGGTATTGCTCCGCTGTGATGCCGGCCTGTTTCAACTCCCTTGCCTTATTGACAGTTTCGGCGCTGATGTTAAAGGTTTCAAAGAACTTGTCCGGAACTTTCCCTCTTTGCTCTGCCGCGAACACTTTTTCAATGTCTCTCGACTTGCCTTTCATGTCGGTTACGGCAGCGTAGAATCGCTTGTCGGATATTTGTCCTTTGAGGCTGCGGAACTTCCCTTGATAGTCTTTGTCGAGTGCCAACGTCACGGGAAGGCCCCGGTTGACGTAAAACTCATACCTTGCCTTTTGGATTGCTTCTTCG